CTAATTGAGCATAAATCCTGCTTTCAAGATTTCTTATAAACTTTGCTAAAATTGTATTATCTGCTTCTCGTTCTGCTGCCTTTCTTGCAGCTTCCATTGCATCTTCAATTTGTTTCTTTCTACTAAATTCTTGGTTCTCAATAGTTAAATAATGAGCACCAGTTCCAATTCCACTAAAAGATGGATTTTTAAATTTTTGTACTATAGGTTCACCGTATGCCTTGCCTGCTGCAAGTAAAAGATATGTAATAAGTATTATCCAACCAATAGTAAGCAAACCTTTATCATTTGTTTCCATTCTCTTCTTCACCTTTCTTTTTTAATTCCTCGACTTCTCTGTACTTTAATACTACATCTACCTTTTGCTGTAAACGAATAAGGTCTTGATCTAACATTCTCATACGGTCAATTAATCTTATAAGTGCCATATGCTGTTTATCAATTTGAGGCTGCAGCTTCTCATTTATATAATTCCAAATCCAATAAACAAAATAACCTAAACCTACAACCATCACGACAGGAAATCCATATTCCTGTACTAAATTTGCTATATCCATTTTAATCTCTTCTTACGTCGACCTTTCCGTCTTCAACAAAATTTTCAGAACGAGCAACTCGTTCAATATCAGGATTTAAACCTAATGCACTACTAACTAAAAGATCTATTTTAATCATCTCATTTGACATGGTTCTTGCTCTATTTTCAAGGCTTTCACAAAACATGGTTAATGTACCGATACTATCCACAATGCCGTCAAATATTTGCCTTATGATAACAAATATAAAAAAGCCCATTATCATAGCACCGGCAATAGGCAAGCCAACCTCAGATATTAGCTTGAATATTTCTTCCATACCGTTATTTATACAAACTGTCCATACTGGATGAAATTATCGGTCCTCTGTAGCATCATTCTGGAGGACTCTGGACATACTGACGATTATTACCATTGGAGAGAAATTGGCTTGCCAGAGGGAGAATCTGGAGGAATAAAACGTCAGTTTTTAGAACAAAAAGTACTAAACAAAATTCCCAATAAAATCAATAACTTATACTCGTAAGGTATAAGTGTTTGATTTATAAAGGAAAAAAGTTTTCCATGGACTATTGACTTTACCAGCAATAGTGTATATAATTATACTATAAATTGAGGAAACAGGAATACCAATTGCGTCGAATCGAAATGGCTAAAAGGATCGTATTGCCATCGCGAATACCGGAAGGTAAACGTATCGGCAGTTTTCGTGGAATGGATGTATACGTTGAAGGTGATATTGGTCAGGATGATTGGTTTTGCGTATATGTATATCGCAGGCTGAAATCCAAAAATACCAAATCTCGTCAAACTATCGCCGAACTGACATTGTCTGACGATTATTGTAAAGGCGCTTATCATGTAGATCTGATGCGGATTGACCATCGGTATCAGGGACATGGTATTGCACCAATGCTGTACCGATACCTGATGAAAAAATTAGGTATTATCCTCCAGGCTGGTACCATGCAATCTGGAGGAGGTCGTCGGTTATGGGCTGAATTGGCCAAGATGAAAGATATCATGGTATATGCTTCCTACAAGCGTAAACATGAAGCTCACGTTATTGAGCTTGAAAAGGAAGACGAAGAACTGCATCTTGATGGTATTCGTCTTTACGATGGCCGACCGATCTATACCTTTGCTACTTACTGCAATGATCGGTTGGAAAACGGAGAAAAAAGTTTAGGAAAATTTTAAAAAAACTATTGACATTCTCTGAACTATGTGTTATAATTATTGTATAAATTGAAATGGAAAAGGAAATTATATTATGTTAACTAAATCTGAAATCGCACAAATCAATACTCTGTTCTCCAAAATGGAAGGCGGAGATTTTCGAACTGTTGCTGCTTTGTTTAAGCAAGCACAAACCAATGTTGCTACCATGGCAACAGGAAACTTCTCGAAAGGAGACTCTGTATATTTTATAAGTAGGTCTGGTGAAAAGATCTCAGGAGTTGTCGAGAAGGTCATGCAAAAGAACATTAAGGTTTCAACCGACCAAGGTATTTGGAGGGTTGCTGCAACCTTGCTAAAGGCTTCATAGGACGTTCTGTCCACCTAGGAGAGCCTGTCGTCTGATGGGCTTTTCTTTTTCTACCGCCGTGGTGGTGAAATTGGTATACACAGCAGACTTAAAATTTGCCTCCTTCGGGATTGAGGGTTCAAGTCCCTCCCGCGGCACCAATTCAAAAACTATTCTAACAGAGATTAAGTATGAATAGTAAAATTGTGGAAATGCTAACACGGTTAGCAATTGACAATCCTGGCATTAGGAATAAGCAATTTAAATTCGGTGCTGGTATTGTATATAAAAACAATTTGGTTTCTACTGGTGTCAATAGTTACAAGACACATCCTCTTATGGCACAGTGGGGACAAAATCAAGATAGCATTTGTTTGCATGCAGAAATTGATGCAATCAAAAATGCACTAAGGTTAATCACGCCTAGTCAATTAACAAAATGTGATATGTATGTTGTAAGGGTAAAGCGTCCTTGGTCTAATTCCAAGAATTGGGTATATGGACTTGCTAAACCTTGTAAAGGCTGCCGACGAGCAATAGTAAATTTTGGTTTGAAGAATGTATATTATACTACTGATTATCATTGGGACTGTAGCTCAGAGGTTAGAGCATCCGTCTTATAAGCGGGAGGTCGGTGGTTCAATTCCACCCAGTCCTACCAATATATTGTTAAAGGTTAAATAATGTTTGATGTAAAATTAGCAACAGACAAACCGTATGTTACACTAATATGTAATCCATACGAAGATAAAAGTTCAATCAATACACGAATAACGATTGATGTAATGGAAAAAGATTTGAGTCGTGATGATATGGTTGGAGTGTTAGAAACTTTTATGAAAGCAATGGGCTATCATTTTTCTCCAGGCGAACATTTAGGATATGAGTATGAAAACAGAGAATCACCCTGAAGGTACTAATACGGAAATTAATTTGAGCCGTAATTTAGCTAGTGCCATTTACTGGGCAGTTGAAGAATATATGGAACAACTGCCTGATGGTGTTATGAAGGCGTATCTTGAATTGCGTGACCACTATATTGAAAAAGGATTGGTGAATTCGTAATGACTAAATATATAGTTAGACTTGAAGAGGACCCAAAGACTGGAGAACTGATTCTACCTATTCCTGATGAACTATTAGTGCAAGTGGGTTGGGGCGAAGATGATGAGTTAATTTGGGAAGAAACTCTATTGTGTGAAGAACACGGTGAATATATTGGATATACCTTACGAAAGAAGCATGAGCATGATGAGGAAGTGTAAATATTGCGGTAAACAGTTTAAGGTTGTTATCGACTGTCCTACTGTGCTTTGGTGTAGTTCTAAATGTGCAGAGGCTGACAATGAGTGAGCAAAACTATTTCCCTGATAACTGGGTTGTTGTAAAAATCAAAGATGGTAAACTTGACCGTGGATTTTATAAAGTATTAGCAGGATGGTCAGGCGGTTATCTTTCAGGTGATAGTTGGCGTATGAACAGTGGTATCACCAAAGTAACCGAAGAAGGCGACCATTTGAAGTTTTGGGGTGAGTCAGGTAGTTGCTATATATGCCATAAAAAAACCTATGGTCTACGTATGAACAACGCTGGTGTATGGAACCAAATGAAAGGTATGGAAGGATTTGAAGATCAATTTGTATTATTGCCTGAAGATACTAATTGGATGGAGATCGAGTGGTGAACCAAGCCATACTAGCACAAGCGAGACGTTTATATCACCATGTGGTCAATGGCGGTAAGTTGAAACCTGAAGATGTTTCTTACATGGTATCTGCTCTAGAGGAAGCCTATACAGACGAACAATCACTTCATGACGAGTTGATGAAACTTGGGTGGATTCCTCCTAAAAAAGAGGTGAATGATGAAAGCAGAACTTGAAATTGATATGTATACTGATGTAGAGCCTGCCGGCATTAAGCGGACATTGTTTATAGGTGAAGGTTCGTGTGAACCAAACTTTCAAGATGTTGAAAGTTGGGAAGAGATTGTTGAACGCACTATTGGATACTACCGCATTCCTATTTATAACGACACTATCGCACCGGGTGATGCAGAAGAACTTGAAAAAATAGTTGCTGGTTTAGAACATGCTATAGCATTATTTAGAGAGAAAATAGAACAGCACAAAGCTTAAATATATATCTATTGACATTCGTTGTGAATTGGTATATAATTGTATTTACTTTGGAGGAATTATGAATTATTCTCTACTTAAAAGTATTGTGTCCAACATTAAAGGCGTTGGATTAAACGAAGCCTATATCAGTATTGAGTCCTGGTTGGCTCCAGCTGTTATGTCCTATGCAAGTATGCTAGGATGGTATAGTAGCTTTGTTTATTGGAATTATCCTGAAGGATTGTATATTGGAACTGAAAAAGAACCAAAAGATCTCACAGTAATTTCTTTAAAATTTTAGTTGACATTTAGTTAAACTTGTGATATAATATACAGTATGAATTTGTTTATTTTAGACGAAGACCCTGTTATCGCTGCTCAATCACAGTGCGATAAACATGTTGTTAAGATGATTGTTGAATCTGCACAAATGCTTTCAACAACTCATCGTATGATTGATGGTTATGAAACAAGAAAGCCATCTAAGTCTGGTAAAACAATGGTAAAATATTTTGAACTGCCTGGTGAAAAAGAAGATATTCTATACAAGGCATGTCATCACAATCATCCATGTACTATATGGACAAGAGAAAATACCGCCAACTACAATTGGCACTATAAACACTTTATTGCGTTGTGTGATGAATATACTCATAGGTATAAAAAAGTACATGCAACCGATACAAAACTAAGACAAGCATTAAAAACTCCGCCTACAAATATGAGTAGGTCAAATAAAAGAACACCATTCAAACTTGCGATGAAATCAAATCCAGAATGCATGTTTGAAGATGCGGTAAAATCTTACCGTGCATTTTATCATACAAAGCAAACACGCTTTAGTATGACTTGGTCAAATCGAGATATTCCTGAATGGTGGAATGCAACAGAAGTTGCCTAAATTATAATTAGTAATATAAGGAGAAATTTTAATGTCACCATTAGCAGAACAGCTACTTCATGACGCGAGGAAAAAGTTTATTGATAAAGATGACCTTTTAATTGCTTGTCTTAAAAATATGACTGAAGATCAGTTGTATGAAATGGCAATTGATTATGGATTTATTGTGACTGAAGATGAAGACGCAATTCCTCACATTGATAATCTTGATGATGATGATTCACGAACAGTACAAGATAAAATTATTGATGCCGTATTAGCAAGACATGGAGAATAACATGGATTATTGGATGTTTTGGGTTACTGCAGCTATCTTTACTGTATTAGGTTATTATTTTGGAAAAAACGAACCTGTATCATTAGAACATTCTAAAAAAATAACCAAAGAAACAATAGATACCTTAATTGATATGGGATTTATTAAAACATCCGGTACTGGTGACGATATTAAAATGCTAAAATATTATGAGGATGAATAAGTGGAAATTTCGGCAACCTCTCCAGTATCATATACAAACTATTTTCCAAAAATAGAGTATGATACTCGCACAGTTAAAACAACTATTAAAATAAACGACGACAAGCAACAAGAAACCGTTTGGACATACGACAAGTATGGTCGTTTACAATCTACAGTAATTCATACGCGTTCTATAGCAGAAGTATGATTACAGATTTCACGTTATTTAATGTTCATATAATTAATACCCAGACAATGGAATTCATTGACCAAGGTATAATGAGAGCAAGACATGCAATGAATCTTGTAAAAAAGATGGATGCTCAAGGAGTACCTTGCATTGTTGAAGCAATTGATTCTAGAATAGATCATGATGCTGCTGCTTTTATGGAATATATGTACTCTAAAAATAATTAAACTTTTTTCATAAAAACTATTGACATTCATAAAGAACTATAGTATAATAGTTGTATATTGAGGGAAAGGCCCCACCGCGAAAGAGAAAATAGAATTCGCGATTCTATGATCCGGTGAGTAGATACCTTGAGTCGAGAAGAGGACTTTATCAATCCAAAGGCTCATAACAATAGGTCAAATAACCAGCCTCAGGTTCGCCTGAGACCGAGGAATCGGTTAAACACATGGTTAAATTGCGAATCAATAGAGCGGGTGGGAAACCCTGTCCGAGCATGAAGAAACGCTCGATGCTATAGTCGGCTAGGAGCCGCGTACTGAGAACGAGATAGGTTTAGGTCGCAACCTAAACAACACAGAACGGCAGTTCAGGATCTTTCTTCTTTAGGTATAGGAGTAGTTTGCTACTCTCGAGACTGAAGTTAACAAGTATCAGGTAAATCCGAGACAGGTACCCGCGAATTTCTAAGTTTTTTAGATTGGAATATTACGATTAACAATTCCACATTATTTAACGAATTGCGTTAACACAATATTTCCAATCACTAAGGTAGTTTGAAATCCCTGAGTAGTCATCAGGTCCTTTAGAAAGGCAGTAAGACCAAATGACGATTGTGACACTGAAGTTCAATACCTAGGCGGATCTTGTCATACCTTTGATAGGCGTATATGGAAGGTCCGCCGTTTTTTTATTCGGCCCGTTCGTCTAGTGGTTAGGACACATGGTTTTCATCCATGCAACAGGAGTTCGATTCTCCTACGGGCTACCAGATTATGAAAGAGATGATACAATTAATAAGAGAAATCGTTTGGTGCTTTACGGCAATTACAATATTAGCAATGTTAATACTTTGGTGGGAAGGAGCTTTCACTAAAGGTTGCTTAAATTTATTATGGACAGCAATGGTATGAAAAGAATAACAGAATGGTTAGATATTTGTAAAGTACATTGGAAGGAAATATTTGCGTTATCTTTTATACTCCATTTCTTTATTGATATCTTTGTATTCTGGCTTGGATTTGTTGTAGGTAGGTATTTGTGAAAAAAGAAACTAAACGTATTCATAAGAAACAGCAACTCAAATCGCAACTGGGTTAGCAATCAATTACCCTCTAAACCTTTTCCTATTGTATATCTATATAGAAAAGTTTGGTATAACAGAACCTGTCATACTGGGCACTCTAGTGACCGCTGTAATGACGATCGTAGCATACACTCGTATATTCCTATTACGATCTTATTTCTCTAAAAAATATAAGTAAAAAAAAGAAGGACCCATTACTGAGTCCTTCTCAATGATTCCGAGGAATCTCTTGTGGTTAGTTGACCTAACTCTTGTTATTAACTCGTTCTTAGAATAAGTTAGAAATTGTAACTTTTCTGTAGTACTTGTTAACGTCAGCAGTAAGTGCTCCAAGACCTTGGCTAGATACGTCACCTTGTGCGAATGGGTTAGCAACCATTCCGTAACGTGTCTTGAATCCAATTTTTGGTTGGAAGCTGTTCTCACCAACCGCACGAACCATTTGTAAAGGTACGTATGGGCAGTAGAATAAACCTGCATCAAATGCAGATGAACCCTTATAACCAACTACTAAGTAGTTAGCGCCTGCGAATGGGTCAACATATACTCTGAAACGTCCGTTAAGAACACCAGCAAAAGTATTGCCTGTGTCATCAACTTCAAGAGAGTTAGAATTAAGAGCAGGTGTGTAATCCAATACACCAGCCATTTGTAAAGCAGAGGCTACGTCAGAAGAACAAATAACAACGTTACCTTTTCCTCTTCTTGTTCCTTTAGCAATTGCGTTAGCTTCTTGCTCGATTTGGAACATTAAACCTTTGAACTTCTCAACAGACCATCTACCGTTTGCATCAACGTCTAAGTCGAATGTACCCGGTGTAGCAGCGCCAGCAGCACCAGCAACAGCAACGTCATAAATTGTTCTAATAACTTCACGGTTGATTTCTGTTAAGATTTCAGTTTGAAGAATATTAGCTAATTCAGTTTCTGCGTCTAGGCCGTGAACAGCTTTAAGATCCTGAGCAAGCTCAGTTGTGTATTCTGCTTTTAAAGCACGAGTCTTAGCAGCAACAGTTACTTTCTCGATAGAGAATGCCATTTCTGCATAGTTAGTACCATTACCGTCGCCTAAGGCTTCAGCAGCTGCAGTAGTCATACCAGTACCAGTTGTGACAGCGCCACCAGGTAAAGTATTTGCGTGAGTACCTGCACCAGCAAAGTCTGTATCAGCTTCGTTGTACATTGCTTCTGCACCACCTTGTGAACCATATCTTGCACGCATTGCGAAGATAAGACCTGTAGGACCAGTCATAGGCTGAACACCACAGATATCGTATGCGATTAAGTTAGGAACAGCACGTCTTACCAATGAGATAAGAATTGGATCATAACCTGCACCAGGACCTGCAGCAGCAGAACCACCTGTAAATCCACCGGTTGTACCGACGTCATTAGTAGGTGCTTCAGAAAGCAAGCTAGTCATGTTAGCAGATAAGTCACCAGTTTCAGCTAGTGCTTTTTCTGTGTTCTCAAGAATTGTAGCAGTAACTGCTTTTCTGTGAGAATCTTGAATAGGTGAAAAAGATTCGTGCGCTAAAATTGGCTCCCACTTTTCCACTAGTCTTGTATAATTATCCATTTTGGATCTCCTTTAATTAAAAAATTTAATTTTAAAACCAAAAATTAATTATTCTACTTCTTAGTGTTGAAAGCTTCAACTAAAGCGTTAATAGAAGAGTAATCAGAAGCTGGTTTAATTTCTTCCTGTTCTTCTAGAATAATTTCGTCGTTTTCCTCTTGAACGTCATGTGATTCCACAATCGGCTTGTCAGAGAAGAATGACTCCTTAATTACTTGAAGATTTTCTGCGTATGCATCAAGATCTTCAATATCAAGCTTTTCAGACAATACTTTCAATCTCTCTACCTGATTCTCAGATAAACCTTCTGAAAGTTCGTCAAATTTTTGTCCTGCTTTGAAAGTTTGAATTTCTTTCTGTAATTCAATGTTCTCATTTACGAGATCATTTGCCTTACCTTCCAATTCAGAAACAGTTGTCTCTAAGTTTGCTACAACGTCAACTGATTCTTCATCAACTGATACGTTGTGCTCTACGAACAAGTTCTTAAGACCTGACATTAATGATTCTGCCATTTCAACCTTAATTCCAGATTCAATAGCAATTTCATTCTCAGACATCCACTCAGATACAACGTAGTCTAAATACTTATCAACGTTTGTAGTAATAGTTTCTAATTTCTCAGATACTGCTTCTTCCAACGCTTCGTCTAAAGACTTAGTTAATTCTTCGCGAATTTCTTCAGTTCTTTTGTTTACTTCTTCGTTTAATGCGGCTTCAAATACAAGACTAATCTTGCCTTTGAATTCTTCAGATAAATCTTCGCCTTCGATAATTGACTCAATTGAGGATTCTACTACAACCTCTTCTTCCACTGTTTCAACTTCAGCTTCAACTTCAGTTTCTTCAGCAGTAGGAACAGGCTTACCTGCATCTTTTTGGCCAGGAATTACTTTCTTACCATCAGCAGCGCCTTTAGGCTCGTCAGTAGTAGTCTTCTTCAACTTGTCCTTTTTGCCTTCACCACCCTCAGGTGCTACAGGCTCAGGTACTTCTGAGACTCCATCATCGGCAACGAATTTTTCTTCTATGTTTGCCATTATTTTTCTCCTTTAAATTTGTTATAATTTACAAATATCTTTTATAATAAACTTGACTGTTTTTATTTATAAAAATTTAGTTTCTCAAAGTGCGGATAAATGTTTCAAACATTCTTGTTGCCGCAGCTTCATCAATAGTCCTTACTACTCTGTTTACTTTTTTCTCCACTTCTTCTTGGATATTTTCGATAGCCTGTTGGGCTCTCCAATTACCAGAAGCAATGTCGTAGTAATATTCTACATTCTCCATGATACCATTTACGAATGCATTTGGTGCTGAAGGGTCAGTGACAATATCAACAGTAGCGAGGTGGAAATCCTTTTGTACTTCCATTACTCCGTCTCTACCTGCCTTGACCGAACCAAGACCTCGAGTTGAAACTCCGATCTTTACTCCTTCGTCTAATAGGCTCTTAACAATTTCACCCATTGGTGTGGAAAGAATTTTTGCCTTTCCATAGAAATCGTTTCCATCGCGTCTCATATCAGTAATCAAATGAGAGACACGATCCCCGTTGATTTGTGGACCATCAGGGTGTCCTAGTTCTCCAAGAGCACGTTTAGTTTCGATGAAATCTTTTTGATATCTTTTCATCTCACCTTCTAACGTTGCGCTTGGATAAATTCTGCCATTGCGATTTTTAATATCGCCTTGCATGAAAATTCCTTCGATGAAATAATTCTTCTTGCCGTCTTCCTTGGCTTCTGTAATTACTTCAACTGAATCATCTCTGTATTCTGAAATTAAGTTCATATTTCTTTCCTCAAAAACTATTTATATGTTTGTTTTAGCAAACTCGAGGATTTCGTTATAACCTGCTTCGTCAGCAACGAATACGTTATACATTTCCTCTTTGTTAGTTTCGTTTAATTCGTCAAACATTTTATTTAGAATATCTGCATCTTCTTCTGAAATTTCAATTACTTCTTTATTTTGTAATTGAAATTCACCTGCTTCAATTCCTTCATAAGACATCTTGAGGCTATAACCTGCTGATAAAGGTTTGCCATTCACCATTTGGTCTCCTTTACTATAAGCATATAGAGACTTAACATTTGAGAATACTTCTGCTAATTTATTTTGCCACCATTCCTCTGGATCTTGTCCTTCCATTTTGAGGTATGATTGTATTTCTTCTGACGCATAACATATGAAATGTAATTGCTTAAGCATCATAGGAATTTCTTGTTGGGGACTTTCAAGCAATTCTTCCTCGGTTGATACTTTTGCTAACATTTCTTTAAATGTCATTGATAGCGTTTTACCATTAGAATCTTTAATGGTAACAGATGTAGGACCTGCTTTAGGCTTGTCCTCACCTTTTAAAACTTTTTTCTTTTGTACTTCAGGTTCGATAGTTTTACCGGAATCAGTCTCAGGAGCATCTTCTTCCTTTTTCTTTCCAGGCTTTTTCTCTGCATTTAATTTGCTACCTGAACAACCACCTTCCTCAATACCTTCAATCTTATTACCGCAGCAAGAACAATCTTTACCGATTTCTTCAACCTTATGTTCTCCACCACAGTGTTCACAAGATTCGTCGCAACCGCAAGAAGCCTTTAATTCTTCTTCCATTGATTCGTCATCTTTCTTTTCGTCTTCTTTTTTCTTGTTAACACCTAAGATTTCAGTAATTGATTTCTTTTCCTCAGCAACCTGTTTACCTGCACCTGCTCTTCCTGGTAATGTTTGAGCAACTTTAGTTTTGTATGCTAAGTCGTAACTTGAATCGCCTTCTTGGTCAGCAGATCGCTTACCATTTACCATTCCTGGTATCTCACCTGTAAAAACGTGGTCAGGAGCAACTGGGTGTTTAATTACCTCAATCGTATGTTGGTCCTTAAAGCGTCTTTCTTCAGGTGCCTTAGGTTGGGCAACTTCTGAAACGAGATCTTTAAATTTTTTCATGTTTAGTCCCTAATTTATTTGTATATTACCTTTATTTATATTATTAGAACCCATCGTCCTCTTGGTGTCCACCTTGAGCCTTTTCATCAGCAATCTGGTCTTCCATATCCTGCGCATCTTGTTCAGACATCTGCAAGATATTTGATGTGATCCACTGATGAGAGAAATACTTTCCTGTATAATCTGATATATCTCTCAATGTGTTCAATCTTTCTCTCAGTATTTCAGCTTCTTTTAACTCCTCAAAATAATTATCTTTAACGAAATCATAACGAATATCATTACGTATTTCATTAAATTCTTCAGGTGTTAAAATACCTTTTAATACTAACTGCTTCTCAAGAACCATATTAAATATCCATGAAAAGCGAGTACGAATCCTTCTAATAAATTTACCAAACTTCAATTCATCACGAGTAATTTCAGATGTTCTTCCAAACGTTGCCATTGCTTCTGGTTCTAAACGAGTTAAGGGTACCTTCAACGCCTTATATAATTTACGTTGAAAATACTCTAAGTTTTCGTTACCACTCAATCCTGGTGCATTACCTCCTGCGAGGGTATCAACTTCAGTTGACCTTTCTCCACCACGACGAGGGAACCAAAAGTCCTCAGTCATTGTCAGCATCTTACGAGAATCGGTAATCTGTCCCGTATCTGAGTTATACTGTAATTTATTTTTATGGCGAGCCATCATATCTCTCAAATACTGCTCTGCCTTGTTCTTAGGTAAATTACCTACATCAATATAAAATATCCTTCTTTCTGGTGCTCTTGTTAATGTATAAATTACAACAGCATCCTCCAACATTCTAAGCTGATTTAAAGCTTTACCTGCTGGATGTAAATGAGATAATACTAAACTATTATTCTCATTCATCAATCCCGAAGTGACACGAGCAATCGCATCCTTCGCGATTTTAATTCCTGAAGTACTACTTGCTGGAGTACTTGCTCCACCTGTACTTGTATTTTGAAAGCCTGTTTCAGAATACATGTAGTACTCATTCTTAACCTTTTTAACAGGTATTCCTGAATGTTTGTCTTTTTGTTTTTTGTCAACTTCGCGAATTAATTTTAATTTACGAGGGTCGACATAACGTAATTCAACAACACCTTTCTTTACATCTTCAGGGTCGATAATAATATGATAGTTAAGCCTTCCATCTACATAGAATTTATTAAACATATCATATGCATTGTTTGTAAAATCAAATAATGCAAGTATCTTATCAAACTCTTGCGAAAT